TGTCGCCACAGCAGAACTGAGCGATTGCGCCGCATTGTGCAGATCGGTCGCAGAGGTGTCGCGGTGGTTGAGCAGATCGGAGAACCCAGCCACCGTCACGACAGGTTTGGAGGTGAAGAAGGACTGGACGGACTTCAGCGCGGCGGCAGTTTCAGCGGCCGTTGTATGCGGGACGGGGACGCCTCGGATCGGAGCCGTGCTCGTGGCGACAGTGTGGGCCGTAACCACCTTCGCGATATGCGCGTCCAACCCACTCGTGTCATGGCTGGAGCCGGTCTGCGATTGCAGCGCCTCGGTTGCTGCGAGTGCCGCCACAGTCGCTAAGTGGGCATCGGTCGCAGCGGTGTCGCGGCCGGCCGTCGTCTGGGAGTCCAGTTCCGTACCGTTGCCGTACATGCCCGGTATCGGACTTTGGTTGAGCGCCTGCCCGTTGATCGGGTTGTAGCGTGAAGTCTCCGGGCCAGCGGGACCGAGCACAGTCCGCGAGGCTGCGCCAAGGGCGGCACCGGCCGCGAGCCCGGCTATCATTATCGCGCCGCCGAGTGCCAAGCCGCCCATGCCGACTCCGGTGCCAGCCGCGATCAGTCCAGGAACAGCGCCGCCTTCGGCCGCGCCTACCGCTGTCGCGCCGAGTCCTTCGGCCGCGCCTGCGGCCCCGCCCAATCCGCCGCCTAACCCCCCGGCTGGCATGTTGACCACAAAGACCTTCTGGACGCCAAGTATCCCGCCGCCGCTCCCCGATACGGCGTTCGCGCCCTGGCCCAATGCCACCTTGGCTAGGTCGCCCAGCCCAGACGCCACGAGGCCGCCGGTAAGCTTGTTACCCGCTATTACGGCGATGATGGCGGCCTGCAGAGGCTGAGGCAGCGCCATGAACATATCGATGGCGGCCTTAGCGGCCTGCCCGCTGATCTTCAGCCCCTCGACTAGGGGTGGGAGAATGCCCGTCGCGAAGTCCTTGATGCCAGGGATCACGTCGCGGATGAATTGCTCCGCGCCTTGGATGTTGTCCGGGCTGAACATGCCCGCCAGCGAGTCCCCGAAGCTGTTGATGCCCGTTGTCACAGCGGGGTCAGAGACGATCTGCACAAGCGCGTCGAGCACGTTCGACTCGACCGGCAGTAGCTTTTCGCCCAGCGTGATCTTCAGCGCATCGAAGGACGCCGCAAGTGAGGCCTCCTTGTACGCAACGGTGTCCTGCGTCGCGGCAAACGATGCCCCGAAGTCCTGTGTGCCAGCGGTAACGGCAGCTTGTTTCTTCATGAGCAGGTCGTAGTTGCCGACCAACGTCATGATTGCGGCAGATGAGCGCCCACCACCGAAGGCCCCCGAGAGGAACTGCGCGCCGGCGGTGTCGATGTTGCCCGAGGCGTCGATCATCTTGGCCTTGACCATGTGATCGTGGAGCTCGGTGATCGCGTCCGTCAGTCCGCCCGGCCCGCGCATTGCATTTGCGAGGTCGGTCGAGGACAGTCCGATGGACTTGAATAGATCGCGGGCCTTGGAGGTCGGCGCGCCCAACAGGCTCATGGTCATGCGCAAGCGCGTCGCGGCATCGGTAGCCGGGATGCCCTCGTCGGTCATGGTCGCGATAGATGCGCCCACCGACGACATCGACGCGCCGAAAGTCTTGGCGGTAGCGAGGATGCCCGTACCCATCGCATCGGTGAGGTCCTGCATCCGCATGTTGCCTGCGCCGACGATGGCGTTGAGCGTACCCATCGCCTCCGTCATGTTGCCAGCGCCCTTGACGCCGGACTGCCACGCGCCCACGAGCGCGTTGGTCACGTCCTCTAGGTTGGCCCCGCCGGTCTTTGCGCCAGCGGCTGCCACTTTGAGCATGTCGAGCGCCTGCGATCCCCGCAGACCTGCTGACTCAATGTGGTACAGCCCAGCCGCCAACGTGTCAGCGGAGGTCGCCGTAGAGCCTGCCATCGACAGGACGGCTTTCGACGCGGAGTCAACTTCGGTCTGCGTCGCACCCGTCTGCGAGCGCAGCAGTTCCATCTCGGCCTGGTATGTCTTGGCGGCGTCGGTCGCCTTGACGGCGATACCCACCATCGCCACGCCGAGCGCCACTCCAGCGGTTGCGAGCCGTTCGGCCCCGAGCGCGAGCCCGGAGCCGATCTTGCTCATGCCGCCCGCGACCGTCGCCGTCTTGGTATTCAACCCCGACAGCGAGCGATCGATGTTGTTGAGCGGCCCGGTGACCTGATCCTTTAAGGTCAGGAGGATGGCGAGTTCGGCAGCTTGGCCGAAACTATTCACTCACGGCCTCCTTGGACTTCTGGGCGGCGGCGTCTTCCTGCGCCTTCACGGCGAGCCAGCGCGCGCGGGTAGGTGCCCCGTGGCGTTCCTCTGCCGCGAGTTGCAAGGAAGCGGCCGCCTCCCGCCACGTCATGGGGCCGGGGCCTCTGACGTTGGCCCAGCCGTTGACTTGCGCGAGGACGGCGAGAGCGGCGTAGGGGGCTTCCCACCAGACTCGGGCGTCTGAGATGTCGTAGGTGCCATCGGCATAGTCGCCAAGAGCGCGAGTCGTTTCTTCACTAAAGGGCGCATCAGTTCCTCCAGGTACAACCCGAGGCACCTGTTCGCCACTTCGTAGCCGCCGTTCCCGAACGGCAGGAGCCGCGCGATTGAGTCGGCGTTGATGTTGACTGAGCCCTTCTTTTCATCAGTGAATGACCACGCCCGGATGCCGAAGCGCAGCACGACCGGGGCCAGTTCGCCGTAGAAGGTGTTCGAGTCGGAGGCGTCGGTCGCCTGCAAACACGCCATCGCGGCCATGCCCATCGGCATCGTCACGGCGGGTTCGAGATCGACCCACTCCACCTTGTGAGGGTGGGAGGGGCACGCGCAAACGTACCCCTCCAGTTCCATCCGGATCGGTTCAGACATCGGTGCGCTCCTTACCGTGGTCTAGAGGCTGGCGCGGGCGTTGATCGCCTGCCACCACGAATTGTAGGTGAGGGTGGAGTCATAGACGGTGCGGCACACGAGCGCGAGGCCGGTGTTATTCGTGCCGTAGACGGCCTCGGTACGGGTGTACCAGTAGCCCGCGAAACGATGCTCTGAGCTGTACGGAACCGCCGTGGTCGGGATCACCGTCGGGCTGATCGTCTTCAGGGACAGGAACCGTTTCTGTGCGTTGGCATTGAGCCAATCCGCCGCGGCCTGTAGAGCGCTCGCTGACTTGGCGAAGCTGCCGCTGAACTCGATTTCGCGCAGACCGCGACCGTAGTTTTGGATGAGGAACCGATTGGCCGCGCCGTCCATGAACAGCTTGGGATCGAGAGCCTGAGTGATCGTGATCGTTGCGCCGTGCAGCGACTTCGACAGGACCGTGCCGCCGATACCGCCGGCGGTCGTATCGAGCGCCAGCGTCGTGTCGGCACCGTACACCCATACCGGGGCGGCATCGACATTGAGCGCGGCCGTCATGGTATGAGGGTAAGAGATACCGCTGAACACGAAGTCAGCCGTCACCGTCGCAGGTGCGAGGTTCTCGGGGAACGCCAGCGCCAGCTTCTCTAGAACGCCAGAGTAGTACTGGAACTGATCGCCCGTAACCTCGTCGCCCCACTCGGCGGTCTGGGTTTGGAAGTTGTCTACGGTTGTCTCGGCCGGAAGGCACAGCCACGTGATGGCCGCGCCCGAGGGCGAGGGGGTAACCGGCTTGTAGATGCCGGTCATGAATGTCGGGATGTCATCGAACGCGAGAGGCCCGGTGTACTGGCCCTTATAGGTCGGCGCGAGCCGGTACGGAGGGACCGCATGGCCGAGCGTCCCGGTATCAATATCCGGGTCCGTCCAGTTCGGGTTCAGGTTCGGAGTGAACCTGCCCGGGTAGCGCCGGGTCGCAGGAACGGGAGTGTTCATCGCACTCTCCGGTCCCATCTGATAAGCCCGGAACCTTACGTGGCCCGGGAGCGGGGTGACCGACACTGTTGCTCTCCTTTCGGGCTCACGCCCTTATCGATAGCCGCCTTGGACGACATAGCGCCAGCGGATCATAAAGTGGGGGTAGGGGTAAGGCCCCTCGTGCAAGGGGTTGGCATCGGCCGCCTCGTATTCTTCGAACACGCCGTGCCCGGAGTCCATCGTCTGGGCGTTGGCCGTGAACACGTCCCGCATGTAGTCGCTGAATGCGTTGATACGGTCGTCTACCTCTTCGGGATCGCCGTAGGCATCCACGTAACCGACGCCGCCTTCGAACACCGTCGTCCGGGTCTGCATGTCGTGCGTGATCCGCTCGGTGATCTCTGAGAGGTAGACGAATGGCCCCTCGCCGTCCAGCGTTTCAGGGAGGACGTGCCAGCGCGCGCGCACGATCCCCTCAGCGATGGCGTTTGTCTGGCAGTAGGTGATCCACCCGTCGGCAATCGCAATCACAAGCGCGTGTATATCTTGGCGGTCGGTTTGGAACGTCGTCGGGATGACGGCCGTGCCGGTCCAGACCATCACTTACCCTCCCAAACGAGGTGGACTTCATTGGCGAGTCCGGCACCTTGGATGGCCGCCTTGGCTCCGGGTTCAAGGAACGGGTGCGGGTGCATGCCCTTCGTGGACGTGGCGAAGATGTAGCCTGCGCCCGCGCCAGCCTTGCCAGAACGGACGGAGCCGGAGAGTCGGAACGCCGACGCAGGACCGCCCATCCAGCGCATCGCCTTCTTGGCGTTGGGCGTGATCTTCTCGTGCTTAGGACCGTAGAGTCCAGTGCCGAACTCTACGAAGGCCGCGTACTTGGCCCTCGCCGCTACCCGCGCTTCCGTGTCGCTAATCGGCTGGTATTGCAGCGTCCGCACGAGGTTGCGCGACTTCTGCGGTGCCCGAATCGTGGCCTCGCGGATAACCTGCGCCCCGAGCGTCTTCAGCATGCGTGCGTCCATGTGACCCAACCGCTGTAGTCGGGCCTGTAGCGCTTCGTAGCCGATCAGGGTTTCGCTCATAGCCTAACCAACTGAGGTAGCCTGCTCTCCGAGCTTCCACGAGTCGATGAATGTCCGCACTTCGTCCGGCATCCGCGAGTAGTGGACTACCCCGCCGCCGGGCGTAATCGCAACATCCGCAAGTAGCGAGGTACTCCGTTTCGTGAAGAATGACGCGAGGATCAGGAGCGCATGGCGGTAAGCGTCCGGGGAGGAACCGAAGGCCCAGCCGCCCTCGCCTTGAATGAGGAGGTCGTTTGGCATCGAGGTCCACGCGTACCCGCCGCCAAGGTTGCCGGGGAAGAATGGCGAGTCATACGCCCGGCCCCACCAATCGAAGACCGACAGGTACCAATTCTCGTTGTCCACTCTCCAGGGACGTTGCTGAAGGGCGATGTAGACACCCGTCGAGAGTTCATCGGGGATCGCATACAGCGGACCGGAGGTGCCGTCTCCGGGGATCGAGACATTCAGAATGACCGTCTCGCCCACCGGCCCCCACGAGACGCTAGAGAACGTGCGGAAGCCCGGTATCGTGATCTGCGCCCGGAGTAGCGTCGTCGCGCTCCACACGATTGAGCCGTGGTCCGCGAGGTACCTATGGGTTTCGTGTTCTAGGTAGCTGTTCGCAGCCGCAATATGGCCGTACAGGATGCCGTCGGCGTACTTCGACTTCGACGGGGTGGCGTCAAATTCGAGGTACTGCCGCACGTCGGCGGGGGTGACCGGATAGAGCAAGCTCATGCGACTGCCTCAGCTTCCTGCTCCGGTGCCATGATTGTCTCAAACTCCGCGGCCGCCTGCGACCATTGGAACTTGCTCCGCACGTGCATCGCGCCGAGCATCCCGAGCGCTTCGCGCTTTTGCTTGTGTTCCACGAGATACTGAACGGCCAGGCCGTACTTCTCCTCGTCCGGGTATGCCCAGTAATTGGAGTAGATCGAGTCCACGAGTTGGCCGATTGGGACCAACGTCCCGCCAGGGCCGACGACTTCGGGCAGCGCGGTAATGTCCAGCGCGACAGCAGGAACCCCGCACGCCAATGCCTCTGCAACGGTGAGCCCGAACCCTTCAGGACCAGAGGACAGGTAGATGTCAGCGGAGTTGTAGAGCGCCACGAGTCCTTCGCGCGGCAGCCGGCCGGGAGTCAGCATGACTTGACGAGTTAGCGGGCCGTACTTCGAAAGTTCCACCCGGAGGTCGCCGCCCAAATCTCGGGGCTGGCAGTGGAGCACAAGGATCGTTTCGGGATGCAGCGCCAGGACCGGCATGACCGCTCGCAACATCGACGGGTAGGCCTTGCGCACCATGTAGCGATCCGTACGCAGGAGCACGGTTGCACCTTGCGGCAGACCGAACAGCTTGCGACACTCGGCCTTGGTTCGGAGTATCTGATGGTCCACGATCAGAGGTCGCAGTCCGGAGACTTCGCGGAACGTGTCCGTGTCCACGCCGTGATAGACGAACGGCGGGCGGGGGATGCCGGCCTTCTCCATTTCGTCCGCACCGAACTCGCACATGGCGATCGGCTTCGCGACAGACCATATCGAGCCCCATGCCGGGGGGATACCCAACCCTTCGATGGGAGCGTAGTGCCAGAGCGGGAACCCCTCGGGCTTCACTGAAAGCACGGGGTTGCCGATGAGCGAGCCGGGGTCGCCGATCAGGAGCGCAGCATCGGGAGTCCAGCCGTCCTCGAAGGCCCCACCATCGTACATGTGGCGGAAGTGGTCTTTGCCTTCGTCGGTGAGTTGCAGCCAGCCCTCAGTCAGCCACGCGGTGCGGGATGCGAAGGGTTCGCCGATGGTGCCGCCCGTCGAGGGATCGGCCACGAACCGAACATCGACACCACGCTTCAGGAGCGCCCGCCCGAGGTCCATCGTGACGGTGCCGAACCCAGTGGTGTCGAGGTCCCCAACGATCATGAGCCTCATCGGAGCGTGCCCTCGTAGAGCTTGACCGCGCGCTCCGTTACCGCTCGCTGAGAGTGGAACCTCTTTAGGTGTGCCCGTCCGACTTCGCCCCAGTGGCGTATCCGGGCCGGCTCCGCTATCAACCACTCTAGGATACCCCCTAGCGTGTCCGCTGTGGCGTCGAGAAACGGCAAGTCAAAGTCCCGGCGCATCAGGGCCCGGGTTTCGAGATCCGCGAGCCCTGACACGTCAGGAATGCCCATCTGCCATACCTCCAAAGCGTTGAGCCCGTAACCGAGCGTCAACTCGTCAATGAAAATGTCGCAGTTGGCCTTACGGGCAATGCACTCCCGATTGGAGACGCCTTCGATCAAATCAAAGGAAACGGGGTATTTCTTTGATAAGGCCTCCACCACTGCCACCACTATTGAAGTGGACTTGTATTCGCGGTTGGTCGGAGCGTGGGCGATCACGATGCCCTCGTGTGGCGTCTTCTCTAAGCCATGCGGCGTTACCACGTCCGGCAGCCAAGGCATCGGGTGAATGCGGATCAGGTCGTGCATGTCGGCGCACTCAATGGCCCCGACCGCTCGACACGCCTCGGAGACTTCCGCCGGGGCTTTGCGGTACGCGGTGCCGAGATGCTGCACCACGACCGTCTTGCCTTCGATGGGGAACCACTTCGCGGCGCGCGGATGCTCGAAGATATGGATCACGTCAGCGTCCCGCCACAACTCGCGCACTTCGTCGGCTGTCTCGGGCGAGCCGTCCCAGGTGATATCGGCCGGGTAGTGCCAGGGCGAGTCCTGCATCCGGATCGCTCTCGCGCCGATGCCGTTAGCTTGGAAGGCGCGCTTCATGCCGATGCCGAGTCCTGCCGTGTCAGGGCCCGGCGAGACAAACAGGACGTTCATGCCAGCGCCGCCTTCACCAACTCGACACGCTCCGCGAGCACCCGCCGATCCTCGGGACTGACGAGCGAGTTGCGGTAGTTGCGGATCATCACCGGGTCCCAACCCAGCGGATAGGCGCAGTGGGTCGACACGTCGCGGTTATGCGACACGACTTCGGTTCGGTAGGCCGAGCCGTAGCCGGTTTCAGGTGAGGCCGTGAGCGAACCCGCGTGCAGTCGCTTGTGATAGCGCGGTTCGTCTAGGTAAGCAATCGGGGAGACGTGGGGCAGGATGTCCTCAAATAGCAGCGTGTCCTGTCCGCACCTTCGGTCGATGCCGTAGCCGCCAACGGAACGCAGCAGGTCGGCGTTGAACACCCCGAACTCCGTGTGTGCCCGGTCATGCACGAGGGACTGCTCGTAGTCGTTGTGCCATATCTCACCGCTGGCATTCGCAGGCGTCCCGAGCGACAGCAGACGTTCGATGTACTCCGGGTCGAGCCAGTCGTCAGCGCCCATCGGCGCGTACCACTCGTGATGCGAGCCATAGAGCATCGCCTGTTGAGTGAACGGCGCGCCGCGGTTGTCTGGGAAGGTGACGACACGGAGATTATCGGGAAGGTAGGGCCACGACCGGGGCGGCGGCTCCTCTCCGTCTCCGGCGATCAAGATAACAATGTCTTTGTACGTCTGGCGCGCTACAGAGTCCACGGCGTCCTTGACGTACTCCCGAGCGCTGAAGTACGGGATCGCCACGAGGACGGTCATGACCAGGCACTTTCGAGGGCGCGCCAGTCGATGGGGAACAGCGAGCGGATATGGCGGTCTATCGGGATGCCGAGATGCATGTTCTCGCCGCTGATTGAGTCGCGGTGTCGAACGTACAGCCAGCCCGGCCGATCGTCCACGATGACCACCGGGGCAATACTGCGGGCCTCGTGGTGGCCGTAGTCGTACACGGTCAGGGTGTCGCCGGCCACGGTGTAGAGCGTCTGCATGGCGTTAGTGACGCTGAACTCCTCCGAGTACGTTCCGTTGCACACCCGGATACCCGAGGGCAGCACGAGGATCGTCCGGTGAGTGAGCGCCTTTGCCGCTTCCTGTACGCGGGCTAAACCATCGCAGGCGAGCGCATCGTCGTCATCTAGGCGTGTTTGCAACGTAGGCTCTGTGGGCGTTCCGAGGTAGTCCCAGTCGGGAGTATGATCGGCGGCCGACTTGCGAGTGGATATGCCTTTCGGTTGCCAGATAACGACCTGATCGAACAGGCGCATTCGTTCCTCTAGGAACGGATCACGGTTATCTAGCAGGCCCAGCCACGTGAACTTGACGCCTTGGCGGCGCATCATCGGGGCCACGGCTTGCGTGATCTTGAGTCTTCGGTAGTTGGCCGCGCGGTCCCACTCCGGGCCGTAGTACGAGCGGGTGATTACGAAGTGCTGCATCACGCGTACTCCGCGATTGCTTCGCGACGGAAAGCTGCGTCCTGTTCGTCGCGCGTGGTCGGCGTGATGTTGGCTCCGTGGATGCGGTACATCCACGTGGGGGTGTCGAGCATGACGAACCGTGCGCCTTTGTCCATGAGGGCGAGCCAGAGCGACAGCATCATCACGTGCTGGCGCTCCGGGTGCCACGTCACACCTTTGAGAGCCGATCGGCGGATGAGCGAGTTATCGCTGATCGTGACGTGACACTTCAGCAGGTCCGCCATCGAGGTCGGCGCCATGCGGCGCAGTTGGGGATGACCAAGGAAGGCGTCTGTCTCGTAGTGGGCGGAACTCACCACGTCCGCGCCTTTGATCGCATCAAGATGCAGCGGCAGCCAATCAGGGAGCATCACGTCGTCATCGTCGAAGAACGCGAAGAACTCGCTCGTCACGAGCGCCAGTCCGAGCATACGCGCGGCTGAGGTGCCGATGTGCTCCGATCTCACGTATTCCGCACCGCGACGTTCTGCGACGCCCCGGTTACGGTCGAAGTTGTAGCCCTGAGACGAGTCATCCACGACGATCCGGCGCACGTCCGGCAAAGACTCCAGGCATGCGTCCAGCCAGTACGGTCGGTCGCAGGTGGTAATGACCAGCGTCACGTCATCCATGTTCCATCACCGAGTAGTCCATCTGATCGGCGTCCATCTTGGAGTGGATGAGGTAGGCGCTGCGCGGGGCCTTGGGAAGCAACGCCGTCTCGCGGGTCATCTCCTCGCCCATGCCTTTGAGCGACACGAGTTCATGCACCGGCTTGTACCAGTGGCCCAACGCGCGGCGGAACAGGCGGCAGTGCCAGTCCTGCTCCTGCTCGTGTGTGTCTCTGATCCCTGAGCCGTAGCCGCGTGTCCAGAACAGATAGCCTCTGGGGTCGTAGTGCGCGTGGCCTTCCCACATGCCGTAGTCGGTCCAAGGTGACTGATCGACCATCGAACAGAACGCGAGCATCTGAGCGCTCGGCAGTTCGTCCGGGTCTAGGTGGAGTATCCAATCGCCCTTGGCGTAGGGGAGAGCGGCGTTGCGAGCGGCTGCGAAGTCACCGATCCAAGTGAAGGGGACCAGGACATCGGCTGGACCATCGGCAAGGTAGCGATCCAGAGCGGTTACATCGTCCGGGTTCGCTACGAAGACGCGCCGCATACGAAGAAGCGCGTTCTGCGTCGTCAGATCAGTCCGTTCATCCACTACAAGCACGACTTGTGAGACGACGGGGGAGACGTAATCGAGCAGAGCCGCCAGCCGATCCAACGGGGGGTCCTTCACGAGCATCGCAAGTGTGATGCTCACGACTGCGCCATGAGCTTCTGGATGCGCTCGCGGTAGGCATCCATGTCGAACGTGTCCCCACCGTTGCCGGCTTCGATGCACTCAGGGACTTGGCACGCTTCCCACATTGCGCCGTGGTGCCTAACGTCGTGACGGATGCGAGGCCATTCTGCTAGGAGTTCGCGGAGAGCCTGCGTCTCCGGCTTGGTCAGTTTCATCGTTTGCGCTCCGTAGGTGTGCGGGCCGGACCGGAGCGCGAGCCGGCCCGCACGATGGCTAAAGGCTAGGGAACCAACGCGGTCAAGTATTGGAATGCGCCGACGGTGACAGCAGTCGCGGCGTTGACGCCGAACTCCTGTTCGCCGCGGAAGCCCACGAGGTTGTAATCCCATCTTGTACCTGCCTGATCGGAGGTATCAATGCGGAATTCAGTACCTCTGTAAATCTTCAGTTCGTCCCACTCGCCAGCGATCGCGAGACCAGTCTGGCCCGTGTTGCTGTCGAGGTTGGCGTCGTAGATGACGGGCACGCCGTGCCAGCGCAGGGTGCCGTCGGGGGTCATCTGGAACCCTGAGATCGTGGTAGCAGACTCAACAGCCGGAACGAAGAAACCGGCTGCGTCTGTGCCCTGACCGAGGATATCCCAGTAGGCGTTGGCATCGACTACGACGGCAGTCGGCCGGCGGGATCGGGTTGCCAGAGCCTTGAACATCAACGAGAAGCCCTTGCCGACAGAGCCGGCAATGGTCGCGTTGGCTGCGGTAAACGAGGTCGTGTGGAACGTAGCAGACCCGGCAGCGAGCGCCGTATAGACGCCCTCGCACGGATCGCCCGTACCAGGAGTTGCGGAGCCAGTGCCGGGGCCGGCGATGATCTCGTAATTCTCGCCGAGGCCGTGCGCCTTGGCGAGTTCGTCCATCACGTCCTCTTCAGCAGAACCCGCCGAGAACCGGAGGTACTGCTTGCCCACGTCGTAAATCAGGGCCATTGTTCCTAAAGTTGCTGTATAGCTGCCATACGCCTCGTCACGGTTTTCCTTCAGCGCGCCCCAGTTACTGAACTGAGCGCGAGACGGAGCGCCGGTACGATACGGCTGGTCCACTCCGCGCACTGCCACGCCATTGCGGACGGTGCAGAGCTTCGAGTAGATGGCTTCCTGAACGTTCGGCTTGGCAACGCTCTCAACGAGGTTGTTCGGCAGAACGTATCCGCCTGTCGCACCCGTGGTACCGAGGACGGCCTTGCCGATCATCGCTCGGCCGCCGAGACTGATCATGCCCTGAGACTGGTCCGGCTTGCCGCCGAAGTCAGCGAGGGACATCAACACGGCCTTGCCGCGCAGGACCGCGACCGGATCGTTGCCCTCTGTGCTCATGCCGCGATAGTCGGCCAGAGCGCTGAGGAACTCGCCCGGCTCATAGTCGTTGAACGCCTTGCGGAAGAACTTGTGCGCCTTCAGGGTTGCCTGCGGCTTGCGCCGGCCCTTCGGCTGGTCTTCGACTGGGGAACCCTTGCCGAGCGTGCGTGCCGGCGTGCGAACGCCGTGCAGCTCGTCTCGGATAATCGAGCGAATGGACTCCTGCTGCTCGGCTACCAGGTCGGCGGCCTTGGCCTTGGCTTCCTTGCGCTCTTTCTTAGAGAGATTCTCCTGCTCCGCGTTCAGAGCAGCGACCGTCTCGGCCTTTGCCTTGATGGTCTTGTCAGTCTTGCCGCCCGACTCCTGCTGGCCGGAGATTTTGCGCATCTCCGCGAGCAGTTCGGTCATGGTGCCGTTCAGGGCATCCTGGTCTTCACTCATTTTCGTGAACCTCGATGATCGGCGCATCTGGATCGTACTTGCGAACGAACTCTGAGAGCGCGCGCGCCAGTTCGTACAGTTGCGCCCGTGTTCTAGACGATAGAACTCGCCCGGCCTTTGCCGACAGTTGGCCCGTTGCCGAGGTCCCTGCCAGGTACGCGTCGAGGTCATCCGACCCTGCGAGAGCGATAGCCGTCTCGCTGAAGTCGCTAAAGGATGGATCGGCCAGCAGCGCCTTCAGCGGTGGGATCACCGCCAAGGTGTTCTGCGGAGCCGTCGAGATAGTGTTGTATTTGATCGGCCACACGTCGATGGCCCCGGCCTTGCCGTAGGCGATCATGCCCTGGATCGGCTGCGTGGAGTTGTAAAGCGGCACGTGCCGACGCTCCAGGAGCGCCACGAGGTTGCGTCTCTGCTCTCCCACGTTGGCCCACAGGTCGGCCCACAGCCCGTCTGACTCAGTCTCGGGGTCGAGGACCACCTTTGCCAGCACCGCGCCCTTCATTAGCCCGCCGGGGTCTTTCTGGCCCGCGAAGGTGACGTGGTGCCAGTCCACTAGGCGGTCGCGGTTGGCCTTCATTCGCGGCGAACCGAAGAAGTCCGTGCCGGGGTGGAAGTACTCGCCGTCGAGGTCCCGGCCCCACTTGTCGTCGGGGTAGCCGAACTGCGACGCCTTCAGCTTGCCGCCAAAGGGAGCCACGAGCACGCGCCGGGGTATCTTGCCGCCCAGCCAGCGGTCGAGCTGGCCGGTGTCGAGCGGTTGCGCCTTCAGTTCGGACGCCTTCATGGTCTTCACGGTAACACTCCAGCTACGCGCAGTAGCAGTGTAACGATACCGAGGCCGAGCGCGCCACAACCCGAGACGGCTGCGACCATAACCGCTATACGTTGGTTCCGCGAAAGGGCGAGCTGCACGGCGACGGTGTCGGCCTCCTTGGCATCTTTGATGGCATTTTGGGCGCTGACCATGCGCTGATGCGCCCGGATGGCCTCTTCCCGGCGTTCGTCCTTGATCGTTGATACCTCCGCGCACACGCCATCGAGTTTCTCGCCGACCGCGCCTATCTGTTTGGCGACCTCACCGAACTGGCGGTCGAGCCGCTTATCCATGCCCCTACGGAACTCCGTCACGGTCGCCACGACAGCCGTGTTACTCGTCAGGATGGCGTT